GACATGATGCGTAGAGGACCATCTTCTAATGGTAGTAAAGCAAGTGGAGAAGTAGATACTAAAAATCCATTATTAGGGCCATAAGATGCCAAGTTTGCTAGAGATCTTAAACGATCCTAACTACGTTAATGCAAACGAGGCTACTAAAGAAGCAATCTTTAATAAGTACTCGGCGCAGGACAAAAACTATACGGATGCTAATGATGCAACCAAAGAAGCTATTCGTACTAGATTTGGTATTGGAGCCCCTGCAGCTGTAGCTGAGCCAGAACCAACCAAAGACACCGGCATATTTAGTATGGCTGGTCGTGCCCTTGCTCGTGGAGCTAAGCAAACAGGTTCTTTACTTGGTGACGTATTACCAGCTATGGCAGCAAGTGCTATTGGCGCCGACGAGTATGCAGCTCGTCAAATGGCCGAAGCGGCTGAAACCCAAAAAGAAATTGAGCAAAAGTACGGTGCTCGTTATAAGTCTTTATCAGATGTTAAAGGCATTGGCGATTACATACCGTTTGCATTAGAAACAGGCTTAGAACAAGTGCCTGGTATGGCTACGGCTTTGATACCTGGTGCTGGATTTGGTGTTGCTGGTGGACGCATGGCAGCAGCTGCAGCCGCTAAAGAATTAGCAGAACGTAAAGCTACACAAGCTGGCGCTAGATATGCAGGGATGAAGACTGCCGAAGGCGCAATGCGTGGTCAGATTGGTGGTGCGTTTCTTGGCTCTTATGCGCTTAACGCCCCTGAAGTATTTCAAAATATATTTGAAGAAACTGGACAAATGGAGCCAGCCGCCGCTGCTTTAGCAGGATCAGTTTCTGCAGCTTTAGACTCAATACTACCTGTAGCCATACTTAAACAGATGGGCCCCAACGTCAAAGCCGGCGTTGTTGAGAACTTACTTGAGAAGTCTGGTATGCCATCGCCATTGGCTAGAAAAGTAGTTGGTGCTACTGTAACGGGCGCAGCAACTGAAGGTATAACTGAAGCTGGACAAGAAGCAATTAGTATTGCAGCCGAGAAGTTTGTTCAAGAGAACCCAGAGGTCTGGGGTAGCAAAGAGTTCAATCGTCTTATTGAATCATCTGTACGTGGTGCAGTAGGTGGCGGTTTATTTGGCGGTGCTGGTGCTGGAGTTGGATCATATTTAGAAGGACGCCGTGGCAGACTAGAACAGAGACAACTTGAAGCCGACCGTAGGGAAATCATAGCAGGGGACTTAGCAACTCAGCTTGGCAGGGACCCTACCACAGAAGAAGTAGACGCAGTTGTAGCGGCAACTAATAGAGCTCGTAAGGAGATGCAAGATGAAGGCACATCAACTGACACCGGAGCAGGTAAGTCTGGCGTTTCTTTACCTAGCGAAGAGGAACTCGGAAAAGGTCCAACTGACACCAGAACTGGAGAACCTACCGAAACAGACCTGGATAGAATTAATCGACTTGCTGCAGATGCTGGAATACGAGAAGAAGACGTCGACGATCAATTAACAAGCAAGCCTGCAGAGCCAACAACAAAACCAAGTGCATTAGACACTAAAACATATGATGAGCTGCTTGAGATTAAAAATAATTATCAGGCAGAACTAAATGCTTTGCTGTATAAAAATGGTAAAAAACCAAAAGAAGGTACTAAACGCCGTCAAGAATACGATGAACTGCATACTCGCTTAATTGACATCAGCAACCGTTTAGATCAAAAGTATCAAGAAACAGCTCCTACAGAAGTAATTGAAGAAGCTAAACCTACTCTTACCCCAGCGCAACAAGCTGAACTTGATCGCCGGCAAAAGTATGCCAAAGAAACGGCCGATCGGATTGAAGAAGAAGCATCCCCAAGAATTGACGCTGTAAATTACGTTCAAAAGGTTGATGCAGGTGAAATCAAACCAAACTCAATTAAGCTCAAAGGATTTATAAATGCACTTGGTCTTGACGTACCTGCGGGTAAAAATTATGTTGAGCGAGCATTTGCTAAATTAAAAGCCGATTTAGCAATACTGGAAGAAGTTGATCCTTTGGCTAAAACTTTAGAAACCATACAAATTTACAAAGATCAAGCTGGGATAAAAGATTTTAAAGTAGGGGATACAGTGCGTGTTGGTAACTCGCCTGGAACTGTAGTTGGTGTAGAAGGTGATTACGTTAAATTCCGTCCTGATAATGCTACCAATGCTAAAGCATACCAACGAGTTCAAAAGAAAAATTTAGAATTTGTTGCTCGTCCAGAAAAAGATTTACCTGCGTCAGCATCTAAGAAACCAGAAGAGTTTGGAGAAGAAGCCGGCAAATTAGCAGCTGACATGCCAGGATTAGTACAGTTACTTGGCGCTAGTATGTATGCTAGCAACATGGTTGAAGTAACCATAAAAGAATTATTGCAAAATGCTTTTGACGCAGTTAAAGGCGCAGTATCTAGCAAAAAAGAAAAAGCGCTTTATAAAACTGGGCATATTACTATTGAGTTAGACTCAAGAGATCGCACAATTAAAATTACAGATGATGCCAGAGGCATGACTCCTGACATTGTTAAAAACGCATTATTTACTGTTGCAGGATCTGATAAATCTGATTTAGACCCAGAAGATCGTAGTGGCGGATTAGGTTTAGCCAAAATGGGTTTTATGATGGGCGCTGAAAAACTAATTGTTGATACAGTAAGAAACGGCGTTAGAACAAAAGTAGACACCACTGGAAAGGATATTGCACGTAGTAATTTTACTATTACTAAGTCCCCAGCACCAAAAAGTGAGCATGGAACAACTGTAGAAGTTAAGGTTCCAGAATATTACATAGACCCTAAAACAGGTGACAAAAAAGAAATTTATTTTTGGACCGACCCAAAAGATATAGATACATTACAGCACCCATTAATTGGCCCTGTAGAAGTAACATTAAAAAATCGTGGTTATGGTGGCGACATAGATACTAAAGTGTTGCCTATTGGTGTTAACTTTGATATTAAAGCTACACCATTTTTAACTAAAGCTAACTTTGATTGGGGTTCAGCAGACATTTATTTTGGTGTAAACAGAACAGATAGTCCAAAACATCAAGTGCTTTCTAGTGGTATTTATCAGTTTGAAGGTCCAGGTAGATTTAATAGCCGCTTTAAAGTAAATAAAGAACCAATTCCTTACAACATTATTGTTAATGTTAAACCCAGCGTAGAAGCCAAACATCCAGACTACCCATTTGAAAACAACCGAGAAGCATTCAAAGGTAGGATCGCAGAAGACATTAACTCACTACAAGAATTTCTTGCTCGTGTAGCTCGGGGTGAAGAAGCTAAAGACCTTAAAGAAAATTTTGAAGGTATTGTTTCTATGCCTCGGGTTGAAGTCGGTCAAGAAGTTGCAGAAATAAGTAAAAAACTTAGAAAAGCGTTTGACCAACGTGGTCAAGCTGCAAAAGAAACAAAAGTGTTTGAGCCGCCAAAAGAAATTACTATTAAAGACAATACGGTTTCTGATACACAAGGCCGTATTATTTACGACAAAGTAAAAGAAGAAGAAAAGAAAAAACAAAGCACATTCAAAGCAGAAAAAGAAGCTCCAACCATGGATGAGTTCATGATTAATATGGAGCAAGACCCTAAGCTGCCAATCTTTCACAACAATACCAATGTAAATCTTGTTGAAGTTGGTAAAAAATACGGCGACCCAGAAAAGTTTTTTGCTGAGCTGGGCACTTTGATGGTGGAAATGAAAGAAGCGCTAAGTAAAAGCAATCTTTATGGTTACGGAAAACTTAGCCCAGATAATTTATTTTTTGGTGGTATTTCAGTTGATAAAGGCTATGCTGGCGTACATATCAAAGTCCCCTATAAAGCCGTGCTTATTAACCCGTTTTACGATTGGGGCACAAAAACTTTATTTGGTGTAAGAGAAAACTTTTTAACCACAATGATTCATGAAATTGCCCATACCGGTACTATGGATCATGGTGTGGGTCATAACGCTGAGATGATGCGAGTATCAACATACCTTGCAGATGAAGGGCTAATGGATTACTATAGGGACGCACTACTTGATATATTGAGTCGTCATGAATCAACGTTTGCTGCAATGAAGGAAGAATATGAAAAATCTACAACAAGAAATATTGCAAAATCTCTTGAAGATATCAACAAAGGGTCCAAATCAGCTAGAGAGTATGCTGCTGATAGCGCAGACCAGACTGGTGAATTACGAGCAAGAGCAGGACGAGGAAGGGGCGAACCTTTATCGGCCTATAGTGCAGATGTTGGAAGAGGCCCAAGCGCCCCAAAACTTAAGGACATAGTCTTTTATCATGGCACAAATAAAGCCTTTGAAAGATTTAAATTAAGCAAACGTGGTGCTTTAGGTGCCGGTATTTATGCTGCGCCAGATCCAGAAAGAGCTAGCACTTACGCTTTAGAAGGCGCAGAAGGGGACCGCAGTCCTGAAGGTGCAAATGTACGTCCTATTTACGTGGATCTTAAAAATCCATTAGTAATAGATAAGACAGATATGAAGCGGACGTCTGATCCGGCAGTGCAAGCACTAATACTTCTTGGTGTTAATGAAGATAAAGCAGCGGATATTATTGACGAAGCCTACTCCGAGTATGGTTTTCCTGGTAATGAAATTAAATCTCGTGCAATTAAAGCTGGGTATGACGGCATAGTATATAAAGACGAAGATGGTATTGTTGAAGTAGTTGCCTACAACTCAAATCAAATAACTTCAGCTATACAGGCTAAGAACACAAGCCCCAACGCTGACAAAGTACCTTTAAATGATCCGTTATTTAATACGGCGCACCCAACTGTTACTAAAGCACTTGCCGATAATGATATACAGGGTGCCCTAAAAGCCCTTAAAAATACCGCCGGTAAGTTCTTGTCTGGGCTAGCCGATCGGCTAATGCAACTAAATTTAAACACAGTCGTCGGCTTTGATGACCTGCATTATGACCTGTCAATTAAGAGCTTGGACCGTGTAAAAGGTCAAAAGACCAGAATCTTTAACTGGCTCCAACAAGTTAAACCTGCTGTTTACGCTTCTCGTTTTGACGAATCCAAGATGAAGATGCCGGTCACAGAGACCCTAAAAGCCTTTGAAGATTTTAGAGACGGCAAATTGGGTATTGATCCCAAGATGTTCAAAGAGGATTTGGAAGACATCATTAAGGTTTATGACAACGCCGTAACTTCGTTGAACGCACCTGGCACGTACTTCATGGATGATAACGCCATTGGACTTAGCTTAACTAGGGGTGGTAACTCTAACTATGCTATAGCACACGAGTTTAGTCATGCTGCAACGCACTGGGCAATTGACCATCCAGACGACCTAGATCCTAAACAACGCCTTGCGCTAGCTAATTTACATCGTCTATTTAGATACGCTAAAAAGCATACCAAGAATCCAGATGCCTATGGATACAACAACTTACATGAGTTTGTAGCCGAAGCGTTTAGCCGACCCTCATTCCAAAACGAACTGCGCCAGATGCAAAAAGTCATGGACACCAACATGTCCGCTTGGTCTAAGTTCATTCAGTTAGTTGCTCAGTTGTTTGGAGTTGACAATGTGTTGTTCCACACGCTAGCGAATGCAGACGTATTGTTCTCAGCTAATAGCGGTAGCTCTACTAATAAAGGTCCTGGATTGTTATGGGCACCAAGTAGATACAGTGTGCGTAATGGCGCATTTAAGCTTAATCCTGGCGAGCGCATGGACTTTATTGACAAGCTTGTCAATCTGCGCACAACTTGGAAAGACGTTGACAAGAGCAACCTTAAAAAGTTCTTTGGTAGCCTTAATAATCAATACCGTCGTTACTTATTAGGTGCACTTACAGTCGACCAATTGGCTGATATATACGGCGCCGACATGCCCCAGCTTAAAGAATATGTAAAAGAAGTTGACGCCATGATTGCAACTCGCAATGCAATTTTAAAAGAAGGCGGTCCAATTATTGGTCGTTGGAGTAACTTATTACAAAGTAACCCAGAAAAAGCTAAGCAGTTAGGTGAAGTAATGATTGAGTCTACCCTTGAGAAAATGGATCCGTCCATTCTAGATCCTCAATTAAAACAAATACTTAGCAAAAAAGACTTGTCTAAAGAACTAGAAGCATACGATAAATCTAGTCTAAAAGACGCATGGCGTGAAATGAGTAGCGGTAAAGACGGTGACATTGCTGTTGAGATATACAAGCAAGTGCGTAACTTCTACGAACGCCGTATGAACGAGTACATCCAAGTTCAAGAAGCTAGGATTAGAGAAGCTGGTTTGGCTAAAAACCTGACCCCAGAAGAGATTAATGCCAAAGTACGTGACTTTAAGAAACAGATTGAAGAAAGCATTATTAGACCGTACTTCCCAATTAAACGTTTTGGTGACTACTTCTTAATGGTCGGTAGGGGCAAAGATAAGATCTTTATGCAGTTTGAGGACGCTTTTGCCCGTGATGCTGAGCTAGAAAAACAAAAAGCACGGTTACTCAAAACGCAAATAAAAGACAAAGATACTGGTCAAACAAGGACATACACTGAAGAAGAAGCAGATGCACAGTTATGGCCTGGTCAAGGGTTTAATGAAGTACTTAACCAAAAGTTAAGTGAAGTAACCCAGCTTAACAAAATCAAAGACTTAGTAGATCAAACTACCGAAGATATTCTAAAGAGCACCGATCCTCAAATTATGCAGGACAGAGTTGCTGCAATGCAAGATCAGTTAAAAGATGCTTTTGGACAGTACTATTTAGAGCTGCTGCCTTCTGAAAGTATTAAAAAGATGTTCTTGCATCGCCAGAACGTAGCTGGTCCTAGCCAAGATATGCTCCGTGCCTTTAGCTTGTCTTATGAGCGTATTGCATACCAACGTGCCCGTTTCCAGCATATGCCAAGACTATTTAATTTAGTTGAAGCTGCTAAGATACGCTCGGCAAATATGCCGACTATTGAAGAAAAAGCAGTCTACGGCGACGTGGCTAATGAGCTTGCTAAGCAATTTAAGAGCGGTGTTCTTGAGCCACCTAAGCATTCCAAGTTAACTACGTTCTTAACGCACTTTGGATTCTTAAACTTCTTAACATCTCCAGCTTCAGCAGTGGTTAACATGATGGCTATCCCTGGCTTATACGTACCGGTAGCTGGTGCAAGATATGGTGGTGCTAAGCGTGTTGGCACAGTTGTGTCTAAGTATGTTCGTATGCTAGGCGGTACTGGATATATAAATGAAGATACCAATCGCTACGAGTTTTTGTCTTTGGCACGAGCTAACTTAAACTCTTTAACTGACGTAAATACCAGAGATGGTAGTGGCAAAATTAATTTACCAAAAGGCAGAACATTAGCTGATGTGTACACAGCCGGAGTAAACAGGGGTGCAATTGACACTACCTTGGTACATGATTCTGTAAGTATTGGAGAAAGCCCTTCACAAGATTACACTGGTAGATGGCAGAAGTTTATGTATTACGCTAGCTTGCCATTCCACGCAGCCGAGAAGTTTAACCGTGAAATTGCTTACATGACTTCTTTTGAGTTAGCTTACGAGAAGAACATAAGTAAAAACATGACTCCGGAAGCAGCCTTTGATGCAGCTTTAGACCAAGCACGGGATCTTACCCAAGAGACCATGTTTAACTACAACAGTACAAACAAACCACGTTATTTCCGTGGCAATATTTCTAGCGTATTGTTACAGTTCAAGATGTATCCACAGCATATGTGCGTGCTTATGTTCCGTACATTCCAAAAAGGCTTTATGGATGCAGAACAAATAGAACTTGATAAAATTAGAAAACAACTAGAAAACGCTCCAGAAGACGTGCTTAATAAAGCTTTGGCTGACAAAAAAGCTGAGATGGCAGAGATTAGAAAAGAAGCACGGGATGCTTTTGTCGGTATGATGGGTATGTCTTTCCTAACCGCCGGCATGACTGGTATGCCTTTATGGTTCATTTTCTCAGGTGTGGCGTCAGCTTTCCATGCTGTATTTGGAGACGACGACGAGCCGTTTGATGCAGACAACTGGTTTAAGAACTGGGCTAACAGAACATTTGGTGGTTTTGCTGGAGATACAATATCCAGAGGTTTACTGTCACAAGTAACCGGCATGAACTTTGCTGATCGTATGAACCTTAACTTGCCAGATATGTGGTTTCCAGACGTGCGTAAGAGCCAAAGCGAAGTAGATTACGTACAAAACATGTTTATTAATACTTTAGGCCCTTCTTTAGGTGCACTGCTGGTTAGCTACCCAGAAGCTGTAAAACGCTTTAATGACGGTCATACTGAACGTGCAATGGAAGCTTTAATGCCAGCGGGTATTAAGAACGTTATGGTTGGTACTAGATACATGGTTGAGGGACAAGCACTAACCCTTAAAGGTAATACACTGGTAGAAGATATTAGCGCCCGTGAAGCTTTATCTCAGATGCTTGGCTTCTCCCCAGAGCGAGTTGCGCAAAAACAACAGGCTGCATTCCAAACAAAGAATGCTAACGAAAGCATTATGAATAGACGCACCGATTTACTAAACGCTTTCTTTATTGCAGTAGATACCGGCGATGCAAACATGATGGCTAAGGTAATAGAGAAGATGGTAACGTTTAGCCAGACTAACCCAGGCGTTGCAATAGACCCAGAAAAATTAGTTGATTCAATAGAAAAACGTTACAAAGACCGAGCTCTTGCCAATATAACTGGTGGCATGGGGCTTAACAAAAACTTAATTCCTCAGTTAATGCCGATGCTTGAGTACGGCGAGCGATAAAAAAACCCCGCCGAGGGGGCGGGGTATCAAGTAATACCTAAAGGAAATGTAGTCAAAACCCTGGCTACGACTGTATGATACTACTTAATACGCCATACTCGCAACCCAGTAATACCTTTCTCCACAACAATCTGGGTCTTTATCTTAAATCTAAGGCGTTTTACAGTCCTTTTAATTTGTTCTAAAGCGTGACTGTGGTCTAAGCACGGTATAAAAAACGACGAGCCGACCACAAAATTACGCCAATTAACTCTGAAGCTCAGCCCGTGGATCAGCATCAGGTACGCTCTTAGCAGCCTGTATATAAGACTCAGCATCCTCAAAGTGGTGGCTACCCAAGTCAAAGATGTGCACATACACTGGGCCCGATGCAATCTTGGTGCCCTTAGATAAGCGCTTTTTAGTCTGCCCTATGTAGGCTTTGTCGGCTTCAAGACCCTTCAAAATGTCCTTGAGGGTAATCTGCTTCTCGCTGCAGTAGGAGCGTAGCTTATTTGAGTTTATATAAAGCCGTTTGGTATCTGGCTCGATGCGTATAAACAAATCGTTAAACTTTGGCTCGACTATGGGTAATTGTTCCATGCCAGACCTAGAGTCCGCTTCGTTATTTATAACCAATACTGAGGCACGATGCTCGTTAATAAACTCGTTAATTACACTGCTTTGCGTAGCTAGCGGAGCCTTAACTTCATTACGCATGATCTCTACTTCTTTGACAATCCAGTCGTAAACCCGCTTAACGTCAAAGTCAATGATCTTCAAATCCTTGGCAATTAGACCCCCTGCAATATTGCAAGCAATCACAGCCGACCAGAACCGCTCTCTACTGGTTAACCCTAATGCTTTATCAAGGCGTTGTTGCACTTGCATAACTAGGTCAATAGCCTCTTCCAAGTCGCTAACAAGATATTTAGCGTACTCGACACCTGCATGTCCATAGTTACCGTATAACTTACCAAAGATTGCATCGGCTTCTTCTTTAGTCAGGTTACTTGTTAAGTCAATCCGATACTCCAAGAGGCGCATAAACTCGCCATCAGGCGTGGACTTTAACGAAGATAGCTTGTCATAGAACGATGCGTTTGAGCTGCATAGAGCCATGGTTGCCCATTTGGTGTGGTTTATACGCTCGGCGTTGTCGTGCTGTTTCATACGGTTCTTGCCCCGCCCCTGTGACAGGCTATAGGCTAAGTCTGAGAAGGCATCCCCGCTAAGCTTAGTAATCTCGTCTATGGTGGCAGGTAGGTTATTTAGGATACCCATGCGGTGGATAATAGAGTTGATTGTGTCCTTCCATTGCATCATTAGTTCTTCAGGATGACCCCATACGCTATTGCATGCCTTAAGGATCGTAGACTTACCGGTGCCTGAAGTGTTGTTGATGAGATTAATAATTGCACCCTTAAGGTTCAAGTGTTTAAGCAACGGGGCACCAAAGGCAGTAAATAAAGCAAAGGCGTGCGGTTCAAATCCTGGCTGGTTATACGTTTGTATAACTTTTTTCCATTCATCGTAGCTACCTGTTGGCTTTAAAAACTCAGCAAGCGCCCCAGTGGATGCAGACGGTGGGCTATAGCTAACTTTATTTGCTGAAATTTCTTGATCCCCAAGAATAAACTTGGCGTTGTCATCTGTCCAACCAAACTGATTTCTCATAATTTCTACCTCTGATCTATGTTGAAGTTCTTTTGTAAACGTAATAATGTATGCCATTATCTTTTTCATTTGATCTGAATTTGCCACAACCCCATGCCAGCCGAGCCGTTCTTTAAGCTTCTCGGTAGTCATCACGTCAACTACAGGCATAGCAAACTCACGCAAACCATCTTTGGGTAAATGCAGTCTTAACCAAATACACTCGCCACGAGATGGGTCATGTAGCCGCTTAACAATATATAAGTCGTGTTCATAAATATTAAACGCATCTACGTTGCCATCTTCGTCTTTGTGCTCTACATAAACGCCACCATTCTTCCCCCTAAAATACGGGAACGGGTACGTTGGTATATCGAAAACTTCCTTCTTACCATCCTCCGTCTTCTCCACGATGACATTATCTTCTGCAGCAGCAATTTCGGATCCGAGTTGAATCGGCGACGATATCTTGCCCTTGTGCTGGCAGCCCTCACACCCTTGAGAATTAAGCTTCTCGAACGTTTGACATGTATACGGCCCCTTTGTTTGATTCGCCTTACGTTCCGTGTTCTCCGGTGAATACTCAGGGTGGTTCTTTGATATTTTATGGATTGCGTCATCTTTATCTACACAGGCTGCTGCTACTGACAAGCCTGCTCTCCAGAGTGGTTCTTCGATTGTGTCTTGGTTTACTGCAATATTCTCAAGCTGAGCACAGCCCTGCCCATTCATGGTCTTAATCATGATGGTTTTAAATCGGCTTTGCTTATTACCTAGCAGTGCTTGAGTCATCTCATTGAGCTGACGTGGCATCCAATCAGGTGCAATTAATACGCCAATATTTTGTTTAATAGCCTCAAACGATAGCTCTTTAGATAAAGCTAGTATTTCTACTGGGAGCGGTGGCTCCTGTTTAAAGTTAAATGTTTCAGGTACCCGCAGTATTGAGGCATTGTCTGCGGTGCGTGACGGGTCAGCTGCAAAGCCATGATCTTCGCATAGTGCTTTTAACCGCTCGGCTACAGGCTTCCAATCTTTACGATTAACTACTTCCTGTAATCTCCAATAGGCATGTATACCACGCCCTGAGTTAACAATGGTTGGCAAAGGCACATTGATCTTACGGCAGAACTCTTTAAGAGCACTAAGTCCTGCAGCTTGATCTTCATACGGCTTACCTAATCCACAATCAACGTCAATCCAAAAAGCTTTAATAAGGTTGCCATTTGGTTGGATACGTCCTTGCTTTGGGTCGTCATACTTAGCACATGCAAAATAAGCATCATACTTCTCAGCTACCAGCGTATTCACTTCAGCTTCGACATCTGCCAAAGTCTGAAAGAAGTTCTGTCTTGGTGGTTTATCGCCTTCTTGCCGCAAGCCGACTGTACAATACCAGCCTTCTCCCTCGGGCGGCAAAACTGCTACCAATAGGTCTCTGATTGCCATTAGTTATATTTAGTAAGTAGTTTTTCTATTTTCCTAACTTTGTCTTTGCTGGGCATACCAACTCCGGTAAACCAGTTGTATATAGTCATGCGGGTTACGCCTAACTTTTGAGCAATGGTTGTTACCGGAATATCGTTGGTAATACAATACCGCCCAAGCTGGACCCCGATGTTTTCAGGATCAGCAGCTTGGTTGGCTTTTACAAGACGAAAGCTATACCCTCTAAGACTCATGCTGTGTCGTCATTAGACCAGTCACCCATTACGGCTTTAAGGTCACGTTTAGGGGCAGGCTCGGCAGCTTTCTTATCAGCACGCTTAGTTGGCTCAGGGATTGGAGTTGCCTCAACTTCCACAGTTCCAGTCTCAGCTTTTGCCACAGGAGCTTCTAGCTTTTTAACACCATCGGCTTGGGCTACAGTCATTGTGATAGCAGCTTTAGCAGTCTTGGTTTCGCCTTGCTTCTTAGCTACTTCCCATTCATGGCGCTCTAAGAATCGTACTGGGCGGAAGAACAATTTGCCAACTGTTGAGTCTTCATCAAAGCGCATCTCAGTAACAAGCATGTTTAAGTTGTAGCCTTGTGAGCCAACATAACGTACGTACTGATCGAATGGCATATGATCTAAATCGCCTGGTTTTTTGGAATCATAAAAGATTGACTTAGACTGCAAAGTCATTTGGTATACATCGCCGCTCAAATCCGAAGCAAGAGACACAGCAACTCTGCGATTCTTACGGCATGCTTTAGTAGCACCAGGACCTGAACCAGCTATATCTTGAGGGCAGTTCATGCACATCTGACTTTGTGGCTCCTTAATAGAAGCGTCAGGGCGCTCGCCGTCATTAGACCAGCAATCAGGTGGGGCAGCTTCGGCTTTGGGATCCCATGCCTTAGCATAAAATGTACGGGATACGTTGGGAGAAGCGTTAACAATAACGACTTCCATTTTGTCATTACTGCTCTTAGAAATTTCAGAGCCGTTTACTTTTAGTATGAACTTATTATTGCCAAGGGCAATACGTTTTACACCTGTACCACCACCCGTTAAGGCACGGGTTACATCATCAAGTTCTACCTCTTTGAGGTAGTCAGGTAATTGCTGGTTAAACAAAGCGACGTTGCTCATCATTTTCTCCTAGTTACGATAATTGCGTATGTGCTATCCACGTTTAAGCCGGCGGGATGCAAGTCCGGATTCTCTTCCAAAAACTGCTTCATATTGGTTTGTTGAATTCTTCTTTCCAATAACTCAGGGGCATTGTGTTCCAAAATAAACTTATGGAAGCGCTCCCAATCATTGGTTGTATAACGTTGTTTGACACTACGTCTAGCCGAACCGTGTATGGTTTTTAAACTAGTAGCACCAATACCTTTGAGGATGTCGAGCAGTTCTGTTTGTACAACATCCATCTGCTCTTCTAGCTCGGCTTTCTTAGCCATGTAACTTCTGTAGTTATTTTCTAGGGCATCACGTATCTTTAGGTAAACTTCTACAAGTTTTTCAGAGGACACGTCGCCTTGGACTTCTTGTTCCATATAAATTCCTTTAGGTTAAAAACGCTGGTCTGTGCCAGTTAAATCATATTATAACTATAATTTGACTTTGTCAACTATTATCAAGCTCTTGTTTGTACAAGTCAATTATTTTTTCGTGAACTTCTAGTTTATTTTGCAACATTTGGTACAACCTAGTCTCTACGGGACTACCCTTAATATGCACTACAGTCATTGGGTTCTTTTGTCCTTGACGGTGTATGCGTGCATTAGCCTGCAAGTAAGTCTCTATTGATGTTACTGGGGCGTACCATATTATTACATTAGCAGCGGTAAGAGTTATCCCATGAGCTGCGGCTTGTGGTTGGATTATTAACACTCGTGGGTTTGGTTGCTCTTGAAAAGCTTTAAATATTTCAGTGCGTTTATTTACTGGGACCTTGCCGTTAATGACTTCGCATGTAATGCCAGCCCCTTTTAAGTGTTCTTTTAGTAACTCTATTGTGTGCGTAAACGGTACAAAGACAAGCACTTTATGGCTAGCCTCTTCAATTACCTCTTCAACAACACGTAGGCGATTACTAACATCAAACTCAACGACAGCACTGGTATCAGAATAGACAGCTCCACCTGATATTTGTAGGAGTTTATTAATCTTAACCGCAGCATTAACTGCGCTAACTTCTTCCCCATCCGCTGCCATAAGGTATTCGTCTCTGAGCGTTTTGTAGTATTTCGCCTGTTGCGCAGTAAGGGGGGCGTCCCTAGAAACATAAGTAATCTCCGGTAGGTCTAAGCAATCTTCTTTTCTAAATCTGATTGCGGGTTGAAGGGCGTTAAATACGGTTTGATCTGAATCAGGTTTTGGTAGCCATTTAAACTTGCTAATGTTAATCATGGTCTGATCTCTAAACGCACCAAAGAATCTAGGTACATTTTGTGGCACGATTAATTTACCTAACCCAAAAGCATCCGTCGGGCTTTGTGCTGCTGGCGTACCAGTCATCATCCATATCCATGTCCGTGGGGTAATAATACGGTTCATGGTTTTCCAACGATTAGTTGTTACTGTTTTGTACGCATTGGCTTCGTCAATAATTACCAAATCAAAGTTTTGTTTTGCAATATCGTCGGCTACAATTTCTACACCGTCATAATTAATAATGACAAACTCAGCATCACTTTCAACTACTGCTTTGCGTTTATGCCTGTCGCCGTAAGCAACACCGACCTTGCGGTGCATTGCAAACTTAAACAAATCGGCTTGCCATGCTGATTGCATAATAGATAAGGGGCATACAATAAGCACACGATACACACGCTTTTGCTCCATCAAATAGTCCGCAGCCCATATAGCTGCTGCAGTCTTACCTGTACCTTGCTCATTAAAACAAAATGCTCTTTGATTTAGGGTAAGAAAATTAGCGGTATCTTTTTGATGCTCCATCGGCTTGTGCAGACCAGGCCATTTGTAATCACGTAAGATTGGAGACGGTACTTTTTTAATCTTAAGTTTGTTTAAAGCCTGTGCTTCATCCAAACCCCAATGCACGGCAACCTTATGTAAGTCGCCATTAGTTTCAACAATTTGGCTTTTTCTTATGCACTCAGTTACTAACTGTGGGCGTCTAGTCGTGATAAGTATTGCTTTGTTATTTACGATTTCCATTTTTGCGTTTGGGTTTGGCTTTGTTTACTTTTACGGTATGGTCTGAGTTTCGGCTAAATGATCTGTTTTGGCTTGGCGTTTCTATGCGTATGTTTTTACGGCTGTTTGTACCACCCTTAGATAAAGGCACAATATGCTCAAGATCTTTACCCTCACGAGCATCAGCTTTACCATTGCCGTTCTTATCAACACCAGCTTTATCGACTGCATATCTAGCACGGTCACGAGCGTTCCTCGTTTCTTGTTCCCCCCGAGCTAACTGTTGTTTGTACTCCTTCTTGTAGGGGCGAGGTTTGTTCACATAAGGCATAGCGATCTCCTTCCTTTCTAAAAAAATAGACTGACCCATCAGCCAATACTATGTATTTTATGCCGCTTTGAGGATCATCGCCAAGCATATCTTTTAGTAATTGCTGCACCTGCTCAATAGTCATGGGGTTATCTTGTATCGACACCAGCCCAGCAAAGGGTATTGGCTCTACATTGGTTTGATACGCTTTGATACGGTCATCTGTTGTAAAAGTTGTCATTTAGCACCCCCATATGTAGCTAAGTTATTCTGTCCTAACTGTTGTATCTTATAGCCGTGACCTTCTAGGTATTCAAGCAATGCTTTACGCTTAGGTTCAAACCATGGCTTCCATGTCCATGCTTCAAAGATAATCGGTGGGTAGTTGTTAGCCTTGATGGTTTTAATACCACCTTTAATTACTTCTAGTTCATGCCCCTCTACGTCGATCTTAATAAGACGTACGTTTTGATGCGCACCTGAGTCCAAAGTAAACACTACTAATGGTTCTTTAACACCCTCGGTTTTGCATTCGTATTCATTCTCACGAACTTCTTTGTCCATGCTAAACGCACCTATGTTGCCTTCATTAGCGTAGTCAGGCATGGTTAGCACTAACCGTTCTTCTTTATCCGATAACCCAAAGTTATGACAATGGATATTATCTAGCCCGTTAATAAACGTATTAGCACATAATTGATAATAGACTATCCGTTGTGGTTCAAAGGCATAGTAGAGATGCTTCGGCACTTTCTTAGCCAAGGGTACACAAAACGTACCTAAGTTAGCCCCAATGTCTAGCACCTCGCCTTCGGGTGCATCCATTAAAAGCTTAAGGCTTAGTTGATGTATGTCATTCTCGTACAGTTCTTGCTTTAAGTGGTTTGAGATTAGGTCTTGCCCTTTGAACACAAGGAACTGTGTGCCATCCGTTTTTACTAATTCGCAATTTGGTAGCATCTTAAGTCCTTGGTAGTTGACCGCTAAAGTTATACGTACCGCTATGCGTTAGGTTTGCCCAAGGTGCCGCATATACTTTGAAGCCAGCCTTACGAGCAATTTTGCAGAAGTGGTAGTCCTCTGATAGCAATCGATTTGTGTCTTCGTCAATGCTCGTATCAAAAAACTCGCTAATGATTTTCTTCTGTGGGTTCTTGTCCACGATGAGAATCATGTCGTTGGTATAGGTTGGCACCAATGGTTTTAATGTCTCAAACACATTGCGCTTGATAAGCATGAAGCCCGTACCGCCGTTGTCAATCTCCATTGGCTCATTAATATTGCCTGTGCTTTCCATTACACCACCTACTAGGTTTACTACAAACGACCCTGTGTAATTAGCCAAGTCTTTGTAATCAACCCCTTTTTGTACCGCATCGTGTACTAACTTCCAGTTAATTTCTTTCTTGGGATATAAACCACAAATGATGTCCTTGTCGGCGTCAATCATGCGCACAATATCTTTTGGATCAAAGCTAATATCGGCATCAATGAACATTAGATGCGTTGCGTCTGACTGTAAGAAGTCGTAAGCCATACCATTACGGGCACGAGTAATCAAAGACTCATTCATCATGTACGAGTAATACATCTGAATATTGCGGGGCGCAAATGTCTGCACACAATTAAGAATACCCATTGTGTAACCGCCTGTGCATAGCCCACCATACATCGGTGTAGCTACAAATAACTTAGCGGGTTTTGGTGCTTGTATTGCTTCTACATTTTCTAACATTTACTGCTCCTTTTGGTTTGTTTACTTCTTGCTTCTTTAATTTCTTCAAGCATCTTTTCCATGAGGTCTGCGCAAAAGCCCACAAAAGGAAATTTGGTTGTTCCATTAGCAACACTACGTGCCAGCCCAATAGTATTTTCAACTGTTCGTATGCTCACCTTTCTCATTTCTCACTCGCTTTCTTTAGTATTGCTCTAGCAAATTTAATTGGGTCATAAGCCCAATCCATTGAGTAAACCACCGCATCTATTTCCTCATCACTTAACTCTTTTATTTGTGGTGTAGTGTAGAGTTCATGCGTTCCGTTGGGCAATGTTTTTAATTGTGAAAACACATAAGGCTCGTTTGAATATCCAACACTTACTAATGCTACTGGTTCATTGTTCATTTCTCACTCGCTTTCTTTAGTATTGCTCTAGCAAATTCAATCCAGCCTTCATTGGAATCAATAAGGTTTGTAACTGCATTACCTACTGC